GAAAGAACTGATGATCCATTCTGATAGTATTTTGACTATCGTAGAACCAAACAAGTTTCAACTGGAAAAGTATCAATCGGTCACCGCTGAATGAGATTTTACACGAATATCCAGATGGTCGGCAACGACTTTCTGGTGCGTGGGTATGAAAATGGTCGCCCGATCAAAACCAGAGAGAGTTATCAACCCACATTATTTGTTCCGTCGCGTAAGAAAACCAAATTCAAAACACTGGACGGCAAATATGTCCAGAGTATCCAACCAGGCACAGTCAAAGATTGCCGTGAGTTCTACAAAACTCATGGTGAAGTAGAGAACTTCGATATCTACGGCAATAATAGGTACGTCTATCAGTATATCTCTGATAAGTATCCTGAGGATGAGATCAAGTTTGACATCAAAAAGATGAAGGTGGTTACCATCGACATCGAGGTGTCTGCTGAGAAGGGATTCCCCACGGTAGAGAATTGTGATGAGGAAATGCTCTGCATTACCCTGCAGAACTATGCCACAAAGCGTATTCTTACCTTTGGTGTGGGTCCTTATAACAACAATGACCCTATGGTCAAGTACGTGCAGTGCAACGATGAGTATGATTTGTTGCAGCACTTCATCAACTACTGGTCAAGTGACACCCCTGACGTGGTAACTGGGTGGAACTGTCAGTTATATGACATTCCGTACCTGTGTAAGCGTATCACTCGTGTACTGGGTGAGAAAGCATGCAAGAAGATGTCTCCATGGGGTCTAGTGACTGCTGAGGAGATGTTCATCATGCACCGTGAGCGTCTGATTTATGACATTGCAGGCGTCACTGTCCTTGATTACCTTGATCTGTACAAGAAATTCACCTACAAAGCACAAGAAAGTTATAAACTTGATTACATCGGTGAAGTCGAACTAGGTGAGAAGAAGTTAGATCACTCAGAATACGACAGTTTCAGGGAGTTTTACACTAAAGACTGGCAGAAATTCGTTTCATACAACATCCAGGACGTTAGACTGGTTGACTCCCTTGAGGAGAAGATGAAACTGATTGAACTTGCTGTCACTATGGCATATGACGCCAAGGTGAACTTTACAGACGTGTTTTATCAGGTCCGAATGTGGGACATGATCATCTACAACGACCTGAAGAAGAAGGGTATCGTCATTCCACCCAAGGCAGACGAGGTAAAGAACGAAAAGTATGCCGGTGCTTACGTAAAAGAACCAACACCAGGCATTTATGACTGGGTTGTGAGTTTTGACTTGAACTCACTGTACCCACACCTCATCATGCAGTACAACATCTCACCGGAGACGTTGTTAGACGACAGATATCCCTCTGTAAGCGTCGATAAACTGCTGGATAAGGAGGTAGATCTATCTGGTCTTGAGGACGTTACTGTGTGCCCTAACGGTGCCATGTTCACCACCAAAACCCGTGGATTCTTGCCCAAATTGATGGACAAAATCTACAGTGAGAGGGTGGTCTTCAAGAAAAAGATGCTCCAAGCAAAGAAGGAGTACGAGAAGACGCCTACAAAGGCGTTGGAGAAGGAGATTGCCAGGTGTAACAACATCCAAATGGCAAAGAAGATCCAACTCAACTCTGCTTATGGTGCCATTGGCAACAACTACTTCCGGTATTACAAACTAGAGAACGCTGAGGCAATCACTATGGGTGGTCAGTTCAGCATTCGCTGGATTGAGAACCGGATGAACCAATATCTAAACAAACTACTCAAAACTGAGGACCACGACTATGTTATTGCTTCCGATACTGACAGTATCTATCTGTGTCTTGATCTACTTGTCCGTAGTGTATTTGATGTACACAAAGTTTCTAAAGAGAGGATTGTCGAATTCCTCAATGATGCCTGTGAGAAGCGACTTGAACCATACATATCGAAATGCTACACGGAACTCGCGACGTATGTGAATGCATACGAGCAGAAGATGTTCATGAAGCGAGAAACCATCGCTGAGCGTGGCATCTGGACTGCTAAGAAGCGATATATCCTCAACGCATGGGACATTGAGGGTGTGAGGTTTGCTGAACCGAAACTCAAGATCATGGGTATCGAAGCAGTCAAGTCATCCACCCCTGCACCCTGTCGTCAGATGATCAAAGACGCTCTGAAGATCATCATGAGCAAGACTGAGGATGATGTTATCAAATACATCGATCAAATGCGTCGTGAGTTCAAAAAGATGGACCCTGCTGCTGTTGCATTCCCACGATCCTGCAACAATTTGGACAAATATAAGAGTAGTTTGTCCATTTACAGTAAAGGTACACCTATCCATGTACGAGGTTCACTTCTCTACAACCATTACTTGAAGAAGCATAACCTTGACTCTAAATATAATGCGATCAACAATGGCGACAAGGTAAAATTCTGCTATTTGACTAAACCGAATCCAACTCAAGAGAATGTAATCTCATTTGTCGGTGATTTCCCTAAAGAACTGGGTCTAGCAGGATATGTTGACTATATGTTGATGTTCGATAAGTCTTTTGTAGAACCGCTTAGGGCGGTTCTGGACGCTATCGGCTGGTCAGTAGAAAAGACAGCAACTCTGGATCTTTTCTTTGTCTGATGCTATAATCAAAACACTACAGGGACACTATGGAACTTCCTATCAACGATCAAGAATTAGAGACCATCGTAAGCGCACTGAGACTGGGTGGTGACACTGCTCTTTATCAAAAACTCAACAGGGTCAAGGATGTTCGTGATGCTAATCCTGGTGGACCATACAAAAGGATCGTTAGAGAGCAGTTTGGTTACGTCATCTGATGTTTTTTGAAAAATTGAGCCTGGTTACAGGCGGATTTGACCCTATTCATAGTGGTCATCTACATTATTTTGGTCGTGCCAAGGACTTCTCTGACTACCTTGTGGTAGGACTGAACGGTGATCCTTGGTTGAAGCGTAAAAAGGGTCAGTATTTCCAGTGTTGGACTGAACGTGCCGACATTGTGAGGCATCTTGACATGGTTGATGCTGTTATCTCCTGGGATGATGCAGATGATAGTGCTTGTGGTGCTATTGAGAAGTGTCTGGACATAGCAGAGACTGTTGTCTTCTGCAATGGAGGGGACAGGGGTGCATCTAACACTCCAGAACTAGAGATGTACAGAGATAACGAACGAGTTGTCTTTGAGTGGGGTGTTGGTGGACAGAACAAGATGAATAGCAGTTCCTGGATCCTTCATGGATACTTTGAAAGGCAACGAAAACTACTAGGTATTTGACATGGATTTTTTCAAAGACATTATCAAGGAAATCGGTGATGATTACACAAAACTTGCATCGGATGTAGATGATACAGAGCGGTATGTTGACACTGGTTCTTACATTTTCAATGCTCTTGTTAGTGGTAGCATTTATGGAGGTATCAGTGGGGACAAGATCACCGCTATTGCAGGAGAGACCTCCACAGGTAAGACCTTCTTTTCCCTTGCGGTAGTAAAGAATTTTCTTGAAAAGCATCCTGACGGTGGTGTCATGTATTTTGACACTGAGTCTGCTATCAAGAAAGGTATGCTGGTTGAGCGTGGCATTGACTTGGAAAGGTTTGGTCACGTGCAGGTGGTCACTATCGAACAGTTCCGTAACCGGGCACTGAAGATTGTTGACAAATATCTTGGTTTGGATGAAAAGGATCGCAAACCCATGATGTTTGTACTAGACTCTCTGGGAATGCTCTCCACTGAAAAGGAGATCAAGGATGTCCTTGAGGACAAACAGACCCGTGACATGACAAAAAGTCAACTCGTCAAGGGTGCATTCAGAATGCTTACACTCAAACTCGGTCAAGCAAATGTTCCACTCACTGTCACCAATCATACATACGATGTCATCGGAGCTTACGTACCAACTAAAGAGATGGGAGGAGGTTCGGGACTCAAGTATGCAGCGAGTACAATCATCTATCTCAGCAAAGCAAAGGAGAAGGATGGAACGGAAATCGTCGGAAACATTATCAAGGCTAAGACAGTCAAGTCACGTTTGAGTCGTGAAAATAAGGATGTTTCTATTCGTTTGTATTACGATGAGCGTGGTCTTGATCGATATTACGGTCTTCTTGAACTCGGTGAGAGCACTGGGGTAATCAAGAAAGTCGGAAATCGATATGAGATTGGCGGCAAGAAAGTTTATGGTAAAGAGGTCTACTCTAACCCCGAGAAGTATTTTACTGAGGAGTTGATGGCAAAGATTGATGATGCAGCACAGAGTGAGTTTACTTACGGCGGTGGTGAATGAGTGAAAGGATCCCACTAACGATCCTCAATAACTTGGTACATGATGAGAACTATGCTAGGCAGGTTCTCCCGTTTATTGAACCCGATTACTTTGAAGAAAGGACTGATCGGGTAGTCTTTGAACAAATTGCCACGTTCTTGTCTCAGTATGATGCTCTCCCTAGTCCGGAGATCCTTCATATTGAGATTGATAAGAGGACTGACATCACTCAGGATGAACTTACCACTATCACACAGTTGGTTTCTTCCCTTGAAGAGAGTGAGTCAGAGACTCAGTGGTTACTTGACACCACTGAGGACTGGTGTAAGCAACGTGCCATTTACTTGGCACTAATCAAGAGTATCCAAGTCGCTGATGGTGGTGATGACAAACTTACTCCCGATGCCATTCCAGGTATCCTTTCCGATGCTCTTGCGGTCGGGTTTGACCAGAGTGTGGGGCACGATTACCTCGATGATTCCGAGGATCGCTATGCATATTATCACCGGGTCGAGAATAAAATCCCCTTTGATCTTGAATACTTCAATAAGATTACTTCGGGTGGACTCAGTGATAAAACGCTCAACGTCGCTCTCGCTGGCACTGGCGTCGGTAAATCTTTGTTTATGTGCCACGTCGCTGCCAGTGTTCTCCTCCAAGGAAAGAACGTTCTATACATTACAATGGAGATGGCTGAAGAGAAGATTGCAGAAAGAATTG